AACAAATAGCGAAAGTTGGAAAGAATATAATCCTACTGATACAAGTATGGATCGTGTTCCTAGTTTAAGTGATAGAGCATTTGACTTTGGTAAGCCACCAGTGCAAGTTGCAACTACACAAAGTCAGGCACAAACAGATGCAAGTCAAATTGCACAAGATACAAATACAGATTATTCCAATGGTGGCACAGGGCTTTAACAAATGAAAATAAGATTAGCAAATAAATTCGACATACCTCAATTAATGGAAATGTTGCGTCATTACAGAGACAGTGGTACAATAAAAGGACTAACTGTTGAGAGTGAAGAAACAGCATTAAAAATACTAACAGCAATTGTTGTTGGACTAGGTGTTGCATTCGTCAGTGAAAAAGATAATAAATTAACTGGTATGTTGTTAGCAATAAAAAGCCCATTTATGTGGGATGCAAACAAACTTATAATGAGTGAGATTGCTTATTGGGTAGAAAAAGAATATCGTGGTTCAACTGCAGGTTATAGATTACTTGCAAAGTATGTTGAGCATTGTGATGAATTAAAAGACAATGGCGTTATTGTAAATTATACAATGAGCCAAATGGAAGGTCAAAAACTAGATTACAGTAGATTTGGTCTGAAGCCTATAGAAACAACTTGGAGTATTTGAGATGCCAGTATTTACAGCAGCCGCGGCAGCGATAGGAAGCTTCTTTGCAGGAATTACAATAAGCAGTGTAGCCGCATTTGCCGTTCGCACATTAGTAACGATTGGTATTAGTAAGTTAGTTGCTAATCGTGCAAATAAAACTGGCGCTGGAGCACAAGACGTCGGATCACGTGTTCAATTAGGCCCAGCAACAAACAATAAACTTTCAGTAAGTTATGGTAGTGCTTTTCTAGCACCTACAGTCACAGACGCTAAGATTACAACAGACCAAAAAACAATGTATTATGTTTTTACTTTGTGTGAAGCTAGTAGTGGTACAATGAGTTTTGGTAAAATCTTTTGGAATGGCAAAGAAGTTACATTGGGAGCCGGTGATTATAGCGGCGTTAATAAAGTTGTAAGTTTAACAACAAATGCAACAACACCACAAGTAGATACAACAATTAATGGTTATGCTTGGATATATCAGTTTAATAATGGTTCAAGTAGTGGTGTGAATACAGGTGGCACAACTGCCATTACAATACTGTCTGATGCTAGTATCCCAGTTGCAGATAGATGGACTGCAACAGATTTGATGAGTGATACTTGTTTTATAGTTGTAAAAGTAATTTATAACAAAGATGTACAAGATGCTCAACAAATGCCACGACTAAGCGTTCAATTGACTAATACATTGACTAAACCCGGTGATGTGTTACTTGATTATATGACTGATGTACAATATGGTTGTGCTATTGATGTAGCAAATATTGATACAGCAAGTTTGACTGCACTGAACGTATACAGCGATCAAACAATTACATATGTACCCGTTGGTGGCGGTAGTGCTACACAACCAAGATATCGTATTGATGGTCCAGTCAATACAGGTGATAACTGTTTAAGTAATCTACAACAGTTGGTTGATGCTTGTGATAGTTGGCTACAATACAGCGAACTAACTGGTCAATGGACTATTGTAATGAACAAGCCATACAGTGGTGTATTAGGTGATTTGTACAGTGTTGATAGTAGTGTATTGATTGGTGGTATTGATATCAATCCAATTGACTTAAATCAAACATACAATAGTTTAGAAGTGCAGTATCCAAATGCAAATATCAATGACCAAACTGATTACAAAGTAGTTGATTTAACAACAGTTGGCACTGCTTGGTATGATCCAAGCTTATTAAGTCCTAACGAACCAGATAATAGGTTAACTATACAATATCCACAAATCAACAACTACATTCGTGCAGTATATTTGGGTGTGCGTAGATTGTTACAGTCACGTGAAGATTTAACTATTGTTTGTAATTTAGATTACAGTGGCATACAAGTTGTTGCCGGTGATGTTGTGCGTGTTACATTAGCAGAATATGGATGGACAGATAAACTATTCCGTGTAAGTCAAGTGCAAGAAACTAAAACAAGTGATGGATTCTTAGGTGCAAGGATTACAGCGTTTGAATACAATGGCACAATATACAATGATAACGCATTAGAAGATTTTATACCAGAAGCGAATACAGGATTGAGTGATCCTAATGTTTTTGATAAGCCAAGCACACCAATTATAACAAACGGCCCGGTAGCAAATAGTGCTATTAATTATTTTACAGTTAGTAGTAATGTTCCTGCAGTTGGCTCAACATTGTATATGGATTTTAATTATGGTAATACAAGTAATGTATCAACACATAAATCTTATAGCAGTGTTCAAACTGGTGATGGAACATTATACAGTGCAAATTCCACAGTAACAATTAATGTTGCTGATTTAAATCCTGGCACATATTATTGGTCAAGCACTGCACGTAATGATTTAGCAGGTAGACAAAGTAATAGTAGTGCATCATTCAATTGGGTAGGCCCTAGCGTAACTCCCTTTGATCCAGCTGGTAATGTTGGCGGTATTACTTATGATGATATGCAACCTAATGGCGCCGGCTTCTTGGCATATTGGACTTTTGATCCACGCCCCGAAGGTGGCGGGCCACCAGTACTAGTTACAAGTACAAGTCAAAGAAATAGACCTTTAATATTTCCTGGTACAACAGTTAGCCCAACAATTATCTTTCCTTGGTATCAAGGTACTGGTACTGGTAGTACTGGTGAATGGACTCCTGGATCTTCACAATCTCAATTAATAACAGAAGGGACTGACGGATGGTATAAAGCTATCTATGTAGATTTAAGTTCAGATAATTTACTGGGAAATGAAATTGGACAATTATGGGGCACATTAGGTTTTTTAGGTGACGTAAATAATATACAATATCAGATTTGTAGATATGCTATTTTTAATTCAATTCCTAGCCAAATAATATTACAAACTAGAACATTACAAACTTATTTTACTGGTTTTATGGAACCATACCCTACTCATATTACCATAAGTGATTGGTCTGGAGGATCAGATGAGGGAATATATCAATGGGGTTATGCAATACGAAATTTAACTCTTGGCTCAAACTTAACGTTGTTTCACGGATCATTAACAGTTAAACAACAAAAACTAAATCCTTAAGGATAAATTAAATGACTTTCACATATATCGTTCCTTACGCTGAAGAAGCAGGTAATGTTTCTAATACAGCAAATATTACAATCAACAATGCTAACGTTACAAATAACGCTAACGTTGGTAATACATTAACCACAAGCAATTTAACTGCATCTGGTAATGTATCATTTACTGGAGCTAATGTATCATTAGGTAATGTAAGTAATTTACATATTACTGGTGGCACGGCAAATTATTTCTTGCAGACAAATGGTGCTGGTAACTTAGTATGGGCGGCAGTTACAAGCGGCAATACTAGCAATATTAGCAATGGTACAAGTAATGTAAGTATTGCAACAAGTAATGGTAATATTACAATGAGCGTGAATGGTACAAGCAACGTTGTTGTAGTATCAAGCACAAGTGCAAATGTTAGTGGTAATATCAATGCATCAAATGCTAATTTAGGTAATTTAGTAACAGCAAATTTCTATTCAGGTAATGGTAGTTTGTTAACTGGTATCAATGGGGCAAACGTAAGTAGTGTAGCCAATGCAAACTATGCAAATTTTGCTGGCACATTAATAAATGGCAATAGTAATATTACTATTCAAGCTAATAGCAATGTATCAATTAGTGTAGGTGGCACTAGCAATGTTATTGTAGCAACTACAACTGGTGCTAACATTAATGGAACATTAAATGTTAGTGCCAATATTACTAGTAGTAATGCTAATTTAGGTAATTTAGCTACGGCAAACTATTATACTGGGACATTAATTACCAATGTTCAACCTAATATAACATCATTAGGTACACTAACTGGATTGAGGGTTAATGGTACTGCAAATTTAAATGGAATTACTAATTTTACAAACAATGCAAACTTCACTGGATCAAATACTTATATTTCAAATGTAGCTAATTTACGCATACCAGGTGGGACTAATGGTTATTTTTTACAGACGGACGGTGCAGGTAATTTAAATTGGGTTAATGGTACTACTACTGGTAATGGTGTTGTAGGTGGTAGCAATACACAGGTTCAATATAATAATGCAGGAAACTTTGGTGGTAGTGCGGGATTAACATTCAATAGCACATCTAATACTTTGACTACCGTTAATTTAGTAGTTACAGGTAATCTTACTGCTAATACACTGACCTCATCATCTAATATTTTTATAACAAATGGACAATTTATAAATGTTTATCCTTATTTAACAACTATAAATGTAGATGTTTTAGATGGAACAGTAATATATAATTCAAATGCATATATAGGTTCAAATACTGCTAACACAAATATTAATCTTGCAATGTTTTTGAATGTTAGAGGAAATTCTACTACAACGTTAAATTCATTGATGAATGTTGGGGATAAAATAACTATTATATTTAATCAAAAACTTACAAACCCCACAGCGGTCGGAGGTCCGTGGGAGCTGAGGGGAAATGTTATATCAGGATCTAATATTCAAATAGATGGAAGTAATGTTCAAATTGTCGATGGCGCCGCTAATAGAACAAGTGTGGATAACTCGGATATATATTTGTTAAATTATGGTAATATACTTATTTCTCCTTCAATAAATTCAGGCTCATCAACCTATGCTAGATTTGGAGTTACTATATATAAAACTGCCAGTACTCCTAGATGGAGTGGTTATTGGACTCCTGTTGCTTTCTAATCATACCAGCATAAATACATTATCACACACGAAACATAGCGAGGTAGTTATGTTTCGTTAGATGCGAGACAGCAGAGGAAAACAAATGGCAAAATTCACGCAAGCCACACTCAATCAAGTGGCAGGTTTTGACGCACAAGTATTAGCACAGAACTTAATATACGATCAAAAAGATTTTTGGAACTTTGAATGGAGTACAGTTACAAGTTATACTAGTGGTTGGCAAACTGCAACAACACCAGTAGATTTAACTGGTGCTACTATCAATGCACAAATCGTTCGTAGAGCAATAGTAGATTACCAAGATAGCAGAACTGGCATAGATTTTAAAATCTATGATTATCCATTAGTTCCTCTCATCACAACAATCACAAGTGCAGAAACCACAAATGATACATTTACTTGCACAAGTACTGCCGATCTATTTGTCGATCAGCCAGTTCAGTTTGTTGGAAGTGTATTTGGTGGTGTTGCAATCAATACAACATACTATGTAAAAACAATTATAACTGAAACTACATTTACAATCAGTGCTACACAGGGTGGCGGTATATTTAACTTAACTACTGCTAGTGGCACAATGCGTATGAATCGTGTTGCTCCAACTCCAATAGTGTTGCCTATATCAAACGTAGTTAATGCCGCAGGCACTTTCACATTGACTGTTGATGATGATACTTGGGACTTGATTGCAGGTGATCCTGATTTAGATATCAGTGCCGCAGAACCAGCTTGTTTCACAGGTAGAATTAAGATTAGTTTTCCCGCAGTTGGAACACAACCAGCATATGACCAAGCAGTATTCTTATTGTTCTTGGTAAATTCAGATGGGGTAATCAACTACTAATATGGCTAATCAAGTAATCGTAACAAACACGGGCAACGTACAAGTTGCATTGACTCCACCACCAAATGTGCAAGTGCAGATTAGTCGTGCGGCAATTGGCACTGTAAGTAATGTACCAACTGCAAACTTTGCAAACTACGCTGGCAATGTAACTGGTGCAA